TGTCATATGGCCCCGGTCATCTTCGGACCAAATGACATACTCACATGGATCGGCGGTGTAGGCAGGGTCAAGCCCCAACCAGCGGTATCCAGGTTTCGGCAACGGCAGGGTGCTGAAAAGAAAATTGATCCGCTCGTTTATTGCCTTTTCATCCGCCAAGTTGTGAAAAGCGCTTTGCTCGATTTTGCGGACCTTGTAGCCTGGAATATTATGTTGACAGGCCGCAAAGTTGTTTTGATTGAAAGCGGAATCGCACGGCCTTCCATGTTCACCCATAACCATGTGTTGATATTCGGGCGTGGTCGGATCGCCGTGCTTTTTCCGGGCTTCCCGTTCCTTTTCGGCATCCCAATCAGGGCGGGCTGATTGTGGAACCTTAAATACTTTCCAGTCTGTATCCTGAGTAGCTTTGTAGTATTCAGTATCGCGGCGTCCGTCTGGATAGCAGTACGCCCGGATTTGGGCTTTCTTGTAGGTTTTAACAAGGCGTTCGAGCATGACATGCCAGGCTCGTTTTGAAATTCGGGCCGCTTCGTCGATCCAGATTTTGTGGACGTGTTGAGCCTTGAACGCATCGCCATCGATACCGGCCGGTCTGAAATCTACCCTTGAGCCGCCTTTGAACTGGACCCAAAAATATGGTGATTCACCTTTTATCTTGAACATTTCTTGCAGCAGGGGGCTTTGGTCGATCTGCCATTTAATTTCATCAATGATTGGCCGATAGTGAGCCGAGATCGGAGCGATGCATAATCCGAGAAGGTTTTCAGTCCAGCAGAGAAAATGGATTATGTCGGTTATGAGGGCGGTGGTTTTTCCTACATCGGCGGCGTCCTGGTGGACAATCATTTTAGCCTTGCATTCCAAATCCTCTTTTTGATGGGGCCAATATTTGTAGTTTTCCCCGGTCTCCCGGTTCGCAATAACGAGTTCGCCCCATTTCCACGGGTTTTCCCTGCACTCTTCAAAGTATGCGACATGCTCCGGGGGGAGTCCCTTGATTAGTCTTTCCATCGGTCCTTGGATTGCCATGCGGGAACCATAGGAGCGGGAGCGGATGCCATGCTAGTGGCTTATTTTTTCAGAAAAAACGACGGCTTTTTTACAGGGAACGGCCATAGGCAAGCTAACTATCTAAAAACACACGGTTTTATTTTTTTATTATTTTTTCATTTTTTACTTGACAACCATACCGCTAACGACTATAGTTGTAAACATGAGAAACGGACAAACAAAGCAAACAGGAGAAACGGAAATGAATGACAAGCCGATCGATGAAGCCAGTTACGCTTGCCCGCGTTGTGGCAAAGAGACGAAGTTCGCGCTCCCGCTGTCTCTACTGGTGAGCCAGTCGGTGGACGAACGGAAGAAGGAATTAGAATTGCGCCAATTACATTGCTTCCATTGCAAGGCCCTACTTAACGACCCATTCAGAACCTGAAAGGATAAAGCCATGAACGAATACATCGCTGAAATGCTGAAAGATGCCAACGTAAACGACTTTGAAGGGTTGGGGGGCGTACTTGAAATTGAAAGACGGCTCTGGAACCTCGATATGCGAAAAAGCTTTGTGCAGCCGCGCATATTCCTATTACGCGATCAAGAAAAAAGCGGGAATGTCCGGCCATGAAGCGCTGGCGTATGCCGCCAACCAACACTTCAAGAAACTGTGTGAGATTACCGAAGGGGCGTAATTATGCCAGCCTGCACACAACTGACAGGCATCAACAAGGAGAACAGCGATGATGATCTACCAACACAAGAAATCCAAGGCGCTATATTTACCCTCGCAGGTCAAGTACAAGGTCGGCAAAAATGAAATCATGGCCTGCGAAATAACCAAAGGCGGGAGGGGCCTGGGCGATCCGGTAAGAATAAAATTGAAGGATTTTCAGAAAGCCGACGAGGACACAATCCTTTCGCTCCCGAATTTGACTGTTTCAAAGGTGGTTGAAAGGACTGGAATTGCGCGGTCCACATTGGCCGCAATGATAAACCAATACGGGAAATTGGCGGCATATCGAAGGGGCCGAATGCGCTTCGTTCCAATTGCTGAAGTTATCCGATACGAACGGGAGAACAAAAAAAATGAATAAAGAGAGCGTCGAAATTGGCGAGAAATATTACACCTTGATAAGCGGGCATGTCTGCAAAGTAATAATTACCGATGTGAAAGGGGAACGGGGCCGGATCGAATGGGATGCTGTAAACGAAAGAACAGGTCGTAAAATACACATCAAAATTGCTGCCCGCCTTTGGCGTAACGGCGAAGGCTGCAAATTATTCTATGGGGAAAATTAGCAAATGACTTCAATCAATAATTTTCTCAACCACCTTACCGCCAATGGTCACAGCCCCCATACCCTTTCGGCATATGGTCGAGACCTTGTGCGGTTGGCCGAATTCGTTGATCCGATGGAAGCCACGCCGGGCGATTTGGATCAATTCGTTTTGGGATTGCGCGGGAGTAACCTTTCGGATGCTTCCATTTATCGGTGCGTCTCGGCGGTGAAATCCTTTTTCAAATGGGCAGAGGCGACGGCCCTTGTTTCCATTGATCCGGCGCGATTGCTCAAAACCAGACGGGTGAATCATGCGCCACGTCAATACCTGTCAGAGCAGGAACGGGATACGCTGATTTATTCCATCACGGATAGCGATGATAAAAACGCCATGCGCGATTTGGCAATTATTCAAATGATGGTCGGGGCCGGGTTGCGAGTGGCTGAGGTTGCCACTTTGAAAATTGCCGACTGGATCGATGCTCGGCACATAATCATTCAGGCGAAAGGCGGGAAGGAGCAGGTCAAGGTTTTATCCGCAACGGTCTCCCGTGTGTTGGGCCAATGGCTTGAGGATCGGGAAAAGGTCCATCGGGACAACGGCTATTTCTTCACGGGACGATTTGGCAAGGGGCATATCACCACCGAGCAAATCAGAAATCGGCTCAAGGTGTGGTGTAAAAAGGCCGGGATAAAAGAAATCTCCCCGCACTCCTTGCGCCATACCTTTGCGACCCTACTTCTATCCTCTACCAAAAATATGAGGCTAACACAGGAACTCTTGGGGCATTCGAGCATAGTCACAACCCAAATCTACACGCATTGCAACGATGGCGATATGCAAGCGGCGGTGGATCAAATCTAAGCAATTCTGAAAACCCATACCAATCCATAAAGTTCTAAATTCGTTCGTACCTTCCCGGTTGAAAAAAACCGGAAGGGCGCGATGCCGAATAAAATTGCCGATAGACTCCTCAGCGCAGTCAACATTTCATTCGAAAGTGTAGCGAGTGGCGTTCAAGCCGTTGCTGCGCGGATTAGCGATTATACCGGCACAAAAGATGAAGACCCGGTTCCGAAAGAATGGGATGATCGGGCAAAGCTGTGCTGGCTGTATTACATGCAAGTCGATGCGGTCAAGAAGCCGGTCCATTGCTGGTGTACTTTCGTTCTTGGCGACGGCATCAAATACCTCACGAAAAAAGAAGAAGAGCGCGAAAAAATTGAAGAGTACGAGCAAAAAGTTGGCATGTACGAATCGCTCTGGCAGGTGCTTGTGCTCCTAATCGTCAAGGGCGAAGTCGGAGTTTTCAAGCACCGTGAAGACGATGGCACGATACGATTGAGGGCGATAAATCCCTTGTCGCTCAAGATCACCTATGAAGCTGGAAAGCTTGTCAAACTCGAACAGTACACGACCGAGGACCGCAAGGTGGTTGCCCAGGATGGAACATGGGAAGGTGAAACTTTAGACGCTTGGCGTTATCTGCGATTGGAATACCAAGAAGAAGATGGCGTAAACAAAAGGGCCGATGGCTTGACCACGGCGGCGCTCGACAAGATTCCGATTCTGTTGAATTTGCGAAAAGCTGAAAACTCCATTGCAAAACGATTTGTCAATGTGATCCGGTTGGTCAAGCTTGGCGGGGCTGTCGGCAATAAAGTGTTTATCCCGAAAGCCGCCGACCTCCAAAAAATGCAAACGACCTTGAACACCATGGATCAGCGGCAAGCCCTCGTGACCGATCCTTTCGTTGAAATCGTGCAAAAGGGCGTCGAGGGCGACATTCTCAATACAACCGAACGAATTGTTTTACAGACAAATCAAATTGCGATGGCGCATGACTTGGAGCCGATATTCATTACCGGCGAGGGGCCGAATTTCAGCACGGCCCGCATTGTTTTCAAGGCGAAAACTTTCCAGATCAAACGATTGGCCCAAAAAATCAAATCCTTGATGATCTGGTTTTTCAATGATCCCGAAGTTAGAAAAGCAATTGGGATCGCCGAAGACGTAAAAATTGGGTATTTCTTCACGGGCTTGCGGGTCGATGATGAAGAATGGGAAGTCCGGGAAGATCGGGAAGCGGTTGACCGGGCGCTTATCTCAAGGCGCACTTACCTGGAACGACGTGGCGTTGATCCCGATCAAGAAGAAGCCCGATTGGCCGCCGAGATGTTGCGAATTCGCAATTATATGACACCCGGTGAAATGGCCGCGTTGGTCCAGGCGCAAGTGTTCACCCCCAAGGTAGCGGCGGCGGTGTTGGGAATTTCAGAAGAGGAATTGGAATCAGTAGCGGCGGCGTTGACCAAGAAATCAGAAGAGAAAAATTTCAATTCCGTCGCCCATAAAATGCTGGCCCTGCAAAGTAAAATGGAAGCCGACAAGAAAACAGCCACGAAGAAAAAACCACCCAAAAAGGTCAAGTAAGTGCCCCGGCTGGCTTTTCGCCGTGGAATGGCTCCGGCCAAATTTGCGGCCTTCACCACCCTGCTTGCATGGTATTCACAAGATTGGTCCGGCACTTGCGGGCATGCACACCCGGCAGCCAATGCGGCCCTGAAAGATCAACCACAATTCGGCATGATGCCGCTTTTATCTGTCGCGGCCGATCTATCCGAACGAATCCGAAAATCCACCGAGCAGGCCAGCAAGGAAGTTGATGCGCTCACCCGCAAGCAGGTCATGGACATGCAGCGGGAAATGGCGACGGCCCGCGAGGAAATCGGCAAGACGATTAAGGATTTTGATCACAATCCGAAATTCAACACTCCGGCGAAACGCAAAAGGGGCATGGCCGGCCTGCAAAAAGATATTGATAAATCCATCGATCAGGCATTTGCCCGCCAGGCTAAACTGGTTGAGGCGCAGACCAAGGCGGCAATTGATAACGGCCTCTTTTGGGGCGTCCAGGATGTGGTTGACCAGAAGGCCCCCGGTGGATGGGGCGATCTGACAAAGAAACAAGTCGGCGAATTAGCAACCAATGCCAGAGGCATTATCAGCACCGAAGGGTTGCAGTTTTTATCAGCCTACAGATTAGAGCTTGCCGGAGACGTGGCGAATGAGATCAAGCAAAAAATAAAAGGCACTCTCGCAACGTCCATGATCTCCGGCGATCCACTTTATGAAACGGTCCGGAAGCTAGGCCACGTCCCGATTGACCCAGAGAAATTCAGGCATGCGGGCGGCCGTGTTTTTCCAAGCGCTGCAAATCGAATGCAATTGATAGCGGCCACGGAAAATAACCGCGTCCACAATATGGGGAAGCTGGCATTCCATGAAAAGATTGGAGTGCGGGAAGTAACGTGGCTGACCAGTGAAAAAGATAATGTTTGCGGAATCTGCTTACCCCGTCACGGTGTAACCTACAAAATAAAAGACCTGCCTGGATTGCCCGCCCACCCTGGATGCTGTTGCACGATTATCCCGGAGGCCAGTTCGATTGACATGACGCCGGAAGCCTTTTTAGAAGCTGCTTAAATACCTAAAGTAAATTCTACAATAAGTGGTCCATGTAGCGGATAAATATACTTTTCTGAAAAACCGTACCAATCCCGAAAAAAAAATAATCTGTGCATACGCTTTTTTCGTAACCGGGAGAAGCGCATGGAAAAAAAGAATGAAAATCAAGAGGCGGCAGCGGAAAAGGCAAAAGTCGAGCCGGTAGCAAATGAAGACGGCAGACCGGTAATGGCTCAACCCCCGCGAGTCCAATCCATTTCAACCAATTTGCAATTTTCCGTCAATATGGGAAGTCAGAACGAAGTTGATCCGACGCCTTCCATCGTTATCCAGCAACCGCAAAGGGGATTTCCCCGCACGGTTTGGGTGACGGATTTCAGCCTTTATGGCGCTCAGGATTTTGCAAGCCAAATTTACGATCTGCTTCGAGAGGATGCCGAGCAGGATATTACAATTTGCATCGCCTCTTACGGCGGCTCCATTTATGGGTTGTTCCCGATGATCGGCGTTATGGAAGTTGCGGGCGTTGATTTTCGCACCGTCTGTTTCGGCGCGGCAATGTCGGCGGGCGCGGTCCTGTTTTCATGCGGAACCAAGGGCAAGCGCCTCCTTATCCCCAATTCAACCGTCATGATACACGAGGTATCGACGATTGCATGGGGCCACCTCAGAGACGCCAAGGCCGATTTGGAAGAAGCGGAACGGCTGAATGAAATATTGCTTTCCATTTTGGCAAAAAACCTTGGGATGGACCAAGCCACGCTCGCCAATAAAATGCTATTGGACCCCGAAGGAAAGCGCGATTTTTACTTCAATGAATTGGAGGCGATTGACTATCACCTAGCCGATAAGATCGTCACCAACCTCATGGAAATTGCCCCGATAGCGGAAACGGCGGAAGCGCCAGAGAAAACCGAGGAGGTAATTTCGTGATGTCGAATTCACTTTTACGCGCCACGGCAAATAACGCCAAACATACCGTTTTAGAGGTCTTGGAAGGCCAGCAATTTACGGGAGTTTATGGGCATATCGGCACGAACTTGAACGGCAACCAATTGGACGATCATGAAGCCGATAAAATGATTGCCGGATTCTATCGCCAGAAAAACTCCGGTAAATATCTCGCCATTCGGATGAAAAAAACCACCCCGAAAAAGGCAGGGGATGAGCACCCATTAGGCAGCGCTGAAGAGATTATCGGGCGCATGCTGGAAATGTGGAAAGGCAAAGACCTGAAGGGCAAGGAAGCCATTCTGTTCAAGGCCGAAGTTTACGACACCAATGATGTCTCAAAACACGGCTGGAACATCATAAAGAATAGGCAATTCGAATACGGATCATGGGAGATCAATTATTCGGAGGGGAAATGCTCTATTTGCGGCAAGTCGTTTACTGACGTGAATGACATCTGCGAACACCTCGTCAAAAAACAATTGCATGACGGCAGCTACGCGGTGACTTCGCGGGGCAAGGCCGCAATTCTAATGACGAACGTAACCCCATTCGGATGGTCCTGCATGGAAAATCCGGGTGCGGATGAAGACGCCATGATTATCCAGGCTGCGGCAGCGCGGCTTACCAAAAATAACAAAGAACCGGAGGCTGAAATGGACCCAAAAGATGAAGGGAAGACGCCGGACAAGGGGGCTGAGAACGTAGCTGCAAAAGCCTCCGATCTGGAAATTCTCAAAGCGGAAAATGAAGCGCTCAAAGCGGAAAACACCGAGCTCGCCAAGACCAACAAGAAATTGACCGACGACTTGGCCGAATACCAGGGCAAGGAAAAAGAGGCGCTGGTGGAATCGATCATCGTCGCGAAGGAGGCGCGGGGCGTTATCTACGATGAAAAAACCCGCAAAGCCTACGCCGGAAAATTGATGGGGAAAACCGATGAAGCCTTGGCGGAAATCAAGGCGGAAGTTGAAGAAATCCCCGTCAAGGCCGAAGCGGAACCCACCCCGGAAGCCGATGCCGAACCGGAAGCCGACCCCGTTGACGACAAGGGCAAGCAGACATCCACGGCCAACAGGTTTTTGGATATTCCGAAGCCCAAAAGTATGGGCGACGGCGGCAAAAATAGTGATCTGAGTGACGACGCAAAAAAGGTCCGAGCTTTCATCAATCAGTGTGAGGAGGACGACCAATGAAAATCTATTATCCGGGCCAAACCGTACAGCACGGAACCGGCACCGTAGATTCTGATTCGACATCGGGCCAGCTTATGAAAGTGGCCGATGATGACACTTTCGAGCCGCTTACGGTCGCAACGGAAATGCCGGCCGGTATCCTTCTGGCAGACCCCGATAAAGAAGCTTTAGCCACTGTCGTTTGGGGCTATGGCGCGTTGATCCATCTGGACACCACCGAAGTCGCCGTAACGCTCGTTGCTGGCGACAAGGTGATGGGTCATTCCAGCGGATTCTTTACTAAATATGCTGCGGGCGGCGGTGCGGTTGCCCTCGGTATCGTGATTTCCGCTGAAAGCGGATACGACATCAAGATTTATTTCTAGGGATGAAAGGAGAAACGTCATGCCTACCGATATCGGACCGAGAGTGAAGCGATCTGAGGTGATGAACGCGCTCGCCAGTCATCTCTACGACACATACCGCAAGGCTCATGTGAACAACACCAATAAGGGGCTTGCTGCGATCGCGGCTGAATTGGTGCTTTTCATGGAAGCCGACATCCTGCAAAAGGACGTTACGCCGCTTTTGCTTAATGTGAAAAGTCCCATGGTGGGAACGGTGAAATTGGCAACGGACCCGGAGCATACCGCCCATTGGCTGGATGAAAGCGGGCAGTTCAAATCCAGCATGGATACGCCCTCAATGTCCACCCTGCCGATCAAGCTGGTGACATGCGCCCCTCGCGTCAACATCCTGGACTTGCAGCGTGGCCAAATTGGCCCACTGGAAGAGCAAGTCAATGTCGCAGAGGAAGCCATTTTCAAGCTGCTGAACATTTACGCAATCGGCCTTGTGAGTGCGGCGTGTCCTGCCGCCAACAAGGTCAGTGTTGCAACCACGCTGACTGTCGCGGCCATGAGCGCCGCCGTCGCAATTTTGGAAGACCTTGACCAGACCGTCAAACTCTTCTTTGGGCGGGCCTCCGACTTTGCAGACATTGTATCCGACGCCAGCGCCGGAAATGCGGTCAAGACGTCCATGCAAACCAAGGGCGTCCAGTCCATCGAAATCGGCGGGGCCAATTTGGCTTATTGCTCGCAGGCGACGGCCGGACAAATCCTGTTGATCTGTGACAAAAAACCCGGTGTCCGCGTGGATGAATTCAAGCTTCAGCGATTGGGCGAGAAGGAAAATTATTCCAAGGACCGGCTGGAAGTGGAAATCAATCTGTATATGACCACCCGTATGGGCATCGGTCATGCAAACAGAATCGCCGGGATCACCATCACCTGATAAGGGCGAGCGGCAAAACGAGAGGGAAAAATGAAAGCGGAAACGGTAATCATGTATGACGTTCACAATCCCAACAAGGGAGCGTGGGTGATAAAACGGCGCGACATCAAGGAACCGGATTTGGTTATTCGAGGTGGAAAAACCAAGGAAACGCGGATGTGTCGTGATCTGCGAAAGCTGCTCGACAAGGGCATTTTGCAAATTGAGCGTGAGCAAGCCGAATCGACATCGGAGTATTACGTCGAACCTGAATTCGAGGCAGAGCCCGAATTTGGGGAAGAAACGGCGGAAGTGACGCAGCCCGCGAATATCCCTACACCTAAACCCGTTCCTCCGAAAAGAGGGCCGGGCAGACCGAAGGGCAGCGGGAACAAAAAGGACCAATGAGGCTGATGAGGAATGAATCTTGACGTACTTATTGCAGATTTGCGGATCGACGCGGGCGACGAGACACTCGGCTATTACGTGTGTCGGCGGTCGTTGGAAAAAGCAACCGCCGTTCTCAATGCCGATGCAAGTACATCATTCGTCATTACACGCGGAGTCGGGGAATCGGCGACAATCGATCCCGACCCGGCTGGAGCGAATCGGGAAGCGTTGCTTCTGTTGGCTCAAATGTTCCTTGTCGAAAAAGATTTGGTCACATCCTCAAACAAAGTTACGAGTTGGAAATCCGGCGATAAGTCGGTTGATCGCAGTCGTCAATTATTGACGAAAGAGAACCTGGCCGGCTCTCTCTATGATCTTTACAGAAAAATGCTTGGACTGGATGCGGTGACAATGGCAACCCCGCTTGCTTACGAGCCTGTTGGTTCCGACAGCGAGGGCGGCGGCATCGAATTAGGATAGCCGAATGGGCGATTTTGATCTCACGGACGTGGAAAAGGCTCAGATCGAAGCCGATTGCAAAGGGATATGTGAAGTCAGCCAAGTCGAGGCCGTGGTCATGCGCCCGGTGCTGATCGATGACGGTTCATTTGACGGAGCCGCCGAAGCAGATTTCACGGCGGTAATGACGATCAAGGTTGAACTCGACATGGAGCCATCCAGTGAAATCCTTGAGCCTGATTGTGATGCGATAGCGGACGCGGCGGGGAACCTACAAGAGCAGGTTCAAGCGGCGGCGGCAGAGTCGGCCAATAAGGCTGATCGGCTGGTAATCATGGGGAGCAATTACCGGGTGAGGCATGTAAGGCGATTTGAAATTGCGGGAGCGGAAACATTCACCCGCCTGCATTTGAAACGGGAGTATCCATAGTGGCAACGCAAGACAATTTCTCGGTAAGTGCGACCCTTGACGGGCATGGTTTGACAGCCCGCCAATTGAGGGCATGCGCTCGGAATTTGCCTTTTGAGGTTCATCTAGCCATGCGGAAAACCCTTGCTCTTTTGGAAAAATACGCTGTGTTGGCAGCCCCTCACGAGACCGGAGAATTTCGGCGGTCCATCCATAGTGCGATGTATTCAGGTACGTCCGGTGAAGTTGGGACGAATCATGCGGCGGGCGGCGCTTTGGATGAAGGTGCAAGGCCACATATCATCCGACCGAGAAATGCTAAATACCTCGCAATTCCCTTCAAGGATGCTTCGGGAGGTTATACTTCCCGCTCGAAACGTGGAAAAAAGGGACAGGCTAAAACCTTCAAAAAAGTTCAATACAAGGACGTTTCAAGCGCCCCGAATAAACGACATCTGGACGTTGATGCAGTTTTCACCAAAGGCGTCCACCACCCCGGCATGAAGGGCTTTATGTGGTTGACCAAGACCACCACATTGGCCCGGCGATTGGTTCCGAGAGAAGCCCATAGCGCCGTTGATCGGGCTATCAGGCGGGCGGGAGGTTCCAAATGGCCTCATTAGTCCGCGCAGTCGGGAAAATGTTGACCGCCCAATTATCGGTTCCGGCGTTTGCCGATGAAACCGCCCACCGCCACATGACATTTCCTTGTTTTGAAGTCGAGCAATTGGGTGGCGATGAAGTGGCAAAGGGGCCTGGCAAGAAAGTCATTTACAACGCGGACGCCAAGCCTAAACCCATATTTTTTGAAAAGGGCATGAAGGGCGAGATTGAAATCCAGATCACCGCGCTCGCCAAAACTACCGCCGATGGGTCAAGTGAAAAATTATGTGTAAAGCTTATCAACCAAGTTCGCGCCTTATTTGAAACGATCATTTACGACGAAAGCACTCGATATCATTTTGTCGATCCCGTCGATGATACCGACATGGGCGTCATCCGCATTGTCTTAGGGCAAGAGGGCGGCGCCAGACCGAATTTACGCACGGAGCCGATTGTCCATGAGGCCACGTTGCGAATGACGTTGCACACAAACCGTAAGGTTCGATGGGCCGTGCCTAGAACAATTGAACATCCGAAAAACCGATACCCGGAGGACGCTTATGCCTGAGCCTGATGATGTAAAAAAACGGGGAAAATATCCGAAGGCCGATGAAGTGACAAAGGCAGTCATCCCAAAGGCGGCAGAGGCAACCCCGGAATTTGACAAACCCAAAACGGTAGCGAAGCCGAAACCAATCAAGCGACCATTTGAGGCTTTGATTGAAAAATACAAGATCGCAAAACCGGAAGCGGCGGCCTTGAAACGATTCCTGCCTATCGAAGGCGGGATGATCGATGAACCAGCGTTTGTAAAAGGCTACCACGAATGGTTGAACTCCCCGGTGGACGGGAGTGGGAGGTAAGATATGCCTGAACCCAATATGAAAACTGAATACAAAGATGAGTACAGTTCCCCGATTGACGGGAGCGATGAGTTTTCATTGCTGCTTGTCGGTCTGGCGAATGACGGCGAGATGGACACCATTTATCCGTGGGCGGGCCTGAATGGCGTCGGCCTGTGTGAGACCCTGTATGGGGTCGATGGACGCTTGCCCCGTGCTTGCCGTGAAGCAATTTCCGGCAACCTGAATGATCCTGAAAGGGATGAACTGATCACCGTCAATACAATGCGGATCGGTGCATCAGGGGCGAAGGCAAGTGCGACCTTGAAGGAAAAGGATTCGACAGCCGTAACGGGGCTCACGGTCGAATATGATTACTGCGGAACGGACGGCAACGAGTGGTACATCATGACCGAAAAAGACCTCGTTGAAAATGAAATGACCGTCACGATCAAGCGCACATCCACGGGAACGAGTTCGCAATTCACCGCGAGCTTGGCAGCCACAAATACCAATACCCTTTTGGCGAATGCGATCAATGCTTCCAGTCTGCAATTGACCGCCACGGCCAATACTGAAAAAGAACTGCTGGAAATTGCCTGGACGCTGTTTACCGGTGGGCTATCGGGGTCAATCACGAACGCCGAAATCAGCCGCGTCTTGACGTTGCTGGAAGGCACCGAGCATATGGCCGTGCTGATTTTGGGCGCGAAAGGCAGCGGGGAAGATGCAAGCTCGGCCTTACGGGCATTGCTCGGGACGCATGCGGCTTCCAGTCTGGCCGATCACGACCAAGAGCGCTTTTTCTTCCTGGAAATGGAAGATTTTGAAAGCGCCAATACTCCGAAATCGGCGGCTTGGCTGGTCGATATCAACACTTGGACCACATCGATTCAAACCGCCTTGGCAAGTGAGGATGATAAAAACCTTATCGCCTTCGCGGGTCAAAAAGATTTCAACGATGGTGATACCACCGAATACGAAGCCAACGTAGCAGCCTACGCGGCGGGCATTTGGCTTGGGCATGCCATCAATCGGAGTCTCATCAATATCAAGACGGATGCCGACAGGACCGACCTGCAACCCGAAATCCCGAAGTCATTCCGCAATACGCTTGCGGCGGCCCGAGTCAATTACATCCATTGGAAAAAAGGCCGGAACGTCATCGTCAACGTCTCCAAGACTTTAGTTGTTGATGGCAGCGACTTTGAGGACTGTGAGATTTTGCGAACCGCTTACGTTAGCGGCGGCGAAGCGCGAACAGCCGGATTGCCACAATGGGGCCGATGGGATGACGCCGATGGAAACGGCAAGGTCGGACTTGCTACGGCGATGAAAGTTCCGCTTGATCTTCGCAAGGGCAAGGCGTTTTCCGATTACACAATCAATGTCAATGTGGACGCCGATGGCTATACCTATGCCGATCTTAGGTTCCTGTATACCGTGACGATGAAGAACGTCACACATCGCGTTTACCGCAAAAGCGCATAAGGGAGGGCGACGCAATGTCCCTATATGACAACAAGGCCGAGGAAGACCCGAGCGTACTGGAAGAAACCACCCTTACGGTAACGATCGCCGGGCAAGAGTATGAGCTTTGCACGGCGCAGAATTTCGATTGGGACTCCGATTATCCCAAGGAAGTCAGGGGCGGGCCGGGCCGAAATAAAGGCTCCAAAAATCTCCGCGTCATGCGTGGCGATATTCGATACACATGGAGCATGACGCTAGACGACATCAATGACAGCCTGCTTGGCACCAAAGTCGTCAACGGGGTGGAAATTGCCGCGTTTAATATCAACGGGGTTGATTATACAACCTGGGGCGATTTGCCGCCCTTCACAATCACAAATTCCAATCCGTCTTTTGAAGGCGTCAAAAAAGTTGTCCGCCTGACAGATTGCGAATTCACCAAAGCCAGCGGCAAAAAAGCCCTTGGTGAGGTATCAAGTGTCAGCGTTGAAGGCTTTGCCAAAGGCGGCGAGGGCCTGTTCTAAACAAAATAACTGAAGGGGTCTAAAGTGAGTGAGCAAGGTACGGGTTCAGCCAACACGGCGGGCGATCCGAAAGACAAACAGGAAAAAGACGAGAACCTTTTCAATGATGTTGAAGAGCACCTGAGACAATTCAACATTCCCGATGATGAAATCGAAAAGGAATATTGGGCGATTCAAGATGCCCTGGACGCGGCCAAAAAGAAACATGAACCAAAGCAGGCGGTCGGCGTGATTTACATTCCGACGTGCAAATTCATTTTTGTGGCCCACACCCTGAGCCCTTCCGATTTCATGCGGCAGTCAAAGGCAATGGCCGACGCCAAGGCCAAGAACATGTCGGTGAGCGTCGCCACGTTCGTTCAATCGACATTGGATTACCCGCGCTACAACGTGGGCGAACTCAAAGAGGGAACCAAGGATTTGCTCGGTGGTCACATCCTGGCCTTGGTGACTCAGATATCCAGGTTCAACGGGTATAGCGACGAGGGCGAAATAAAAAATTACTGACCGCCGCAAGACGGCGGTTTCAGGAACTTGGGTGGTTTGGAGAGGCCAGGGCAATCATCACGAAGATGCACCCTGGCCTTACTTATGGGGACGTTGATGCGATGACGGTTGAAGAAATCATGGACCATTTAGTCGGGAGTGAGTGGTTAGGAAAACAGGGAAAAGAGAACGCCCCGACGCCCGGTAGGGGCAGAAAAGGCAAAAGATAAAATGTTCGGTTTTGGCAGGTTTCTCCATTCCATCAAAGTCGGGATCGTCGGCAAGAATGCCTTGGGGAAGCCTGTCAAGAATGCCATCGGTGATCTGAATAAATTAAAAAAAGCCATTGGTCAATTAAAGGCCATCGGCAAGAAAATGATGTTTATCGGCGGCGTCATGACGGCGGCCATGGTGCCCGGTATCGTTTCGGCGGCTGGATTTGAAAATGCGATGGCTGAGGTTTCAACTTTAGTCGATACCGCAACGGTGGACATTGGCGGGCTCGGCGAACAAGTCAAGGACATGTCCAAGGAATTCGGTTCTATGCCGACCGATACCGCAAGAGCTTTTTATCAGACCGTTTCGGCGGGCTTTTCCGATGCTGCCGACGCCACGGAAATAATGACTGTCGGGTTGAAATTGGCGCGTGGCGGTGTGACCGATACTGCAACGGCTGTCGATGGATTGACTTCAATTCTGAATGCTTATGGATTATCTGGCGAGGACGCCCTTAGCGTCTCTGATTCTCTTTTTGTTGCTATGAGGATGGGCAAAACGACCATCGGGGCTTTGTCGTCTACCATTGGCCGCGTTGCGCCTTTGGCCAAAGCGGCGGGTGTCGGAATTGACGAAATGACCGCAGGCGTTGCTGCATTGACCCTTGGCGGTTTGAATACAGCAGAGGCAACCACGTCATTTCGCGCCATGATGAGCGGAATTTTGAAGCCCACTGCCGACGCGACGGCGGTGGCTAAAGAATTTGGGATTACTCTTTCGACTGCCGGAATAAAATCAGTGGGCGGCTTTTCCAATTGGTTGAAAATCTTGCAAGAGAAGATGGGCGGCAATGAAGTTGCGCTTGCCAGATTATTCCCGAATGTCCGGGCCTTGGTTGGGGCCTTGGCTTTAGTTGGGCCGCAAGGCCAGAAATACGCTGAGATCATGGAAGCGATGGGGATTAAGACAGGCTCCACCGCTACTGCATTTGCAAAGATGGACGCGACTACGAAGGCCGCATTTGATAAAAGTAAGGCATCGGCGGCGGCGGCAATGCACGACATATTTAAGGCCATGTTGCCGACGATAACGAGCCTGCTTACTGTCATCGGCAAGATCGGCTCAGGGATCGGGGCATTTGCCAAAGCGCATCCGATGCTAACTAAAATATTGATCACCAGCATTTTAGTCACCGGCATTTTTCTGACTTTAGCCGGAACGGTTGTGTTTTTGGCTGCGAGCTTTGCCTTTGCGGTGGTCAGTTTGGCTGCGTATTCGCTTGCCTCCAAAAGCGCGGCGATGGGTTCATTGGGATTGGCGGCGGCATTAAAGGGCGTGGCTATTGGAATATGGTCAATCCTCTGGCCTGTCGGTCTTGTCATTTTGGCGATTGCCGGATTGAGCGTCATCGGCTATCAGCTTTGGAAACATTGGGATTCCATTACAGCAGGGCTAGGAGCGGCTTTCAGGGCCATCTGTGGGGCCTTCCTTATTGCATCCCAAGCGATCAGCGGGGCGGCTGTGAAGCTGTGGGGCATGCTTGGGGCCGGATTCAAATGGATTTGGGAGTTTGTACGCGATATGGTCTTGAGTCTCGGCATGGGGATTGCTGTCGGGATGGATTTCATTACCAATGTTTTCTCTATCGGGCTGTCTTATATTTCCGGTTTATGGTCAAGCACCTGGGCGGGAATTGCTGAGGCTTTCGGTGGGGTATGGGAGACGATCAAGGGGCATTTTACGGCGGTTTGGCAATGGGTTGTCGCTCTGCCTAGTCGATTCTATGAAGCGGGCAAGGGTCTGATTGCCGCATTTCTGGACGGGATCAAGGCGGCATGGTCTGGACTGGTAACAAATGTCAAAAACATGTTTTCCGAATTGCGCTCTTATTTGCCTTTCAGCGACGCTAAAAAAGGCCCTCTTTCGGACCTGACGAAAAGCGGTTTTAGATTCGTCGAAACTTTTCAGCGTGGAATCCATCAATCGTTTCCCTCATTGGAACGTGAGTTGGATGAATCGTTGATGAGACTCATTCCGGTACCGGTTGGCGCGGGCGGCGGGTCAATTAATAACATCGATAATTCGCGGCAATCTGATGGCGGGCGCACAAATCATTACACCGTCACGGTGAATATTACCGGCACGTCCGACAAGGACATCGAAAAGAAAGTGAAGCAAGGCATCATGCAGGCTTTGAATGAAACCGGAAAAGATGGAGGGCGGTAGCGATGGAGAATAATTCAGCCGCCACGAATCCCTACAATGGTGGCGATGTCATTGTTTTCAATTTGTGCCATGTGACCAGAGCTCAAAATGACAAGGGACGCGACGAATCGGAGCCGGGAGTTGATTACACTTTTCGCTTGCTAACTATTTCACCGGCTGGCGAAGTCACCGTAAAAAACCAGACCGGCTATACCGAGAAAAAGAATAAAGCGACCGGCGCGACTGTCGTTGAAATGAAAAAATACGACGATCCCACCGATGTTGAATTTTCGGTTGAATTGCTTACCGATGAATCCGGAGAGGGCGGCGAAACGGCACTTATGAAATTGGAGCTTTTGTATCAATCGTTTCGGGCGCGGGATCAGTACGGAGAGAAATATCTTTTCGCCCCCGATCACCCGCAAGTACCCAAAGATATCAAATTCGTGTTTTGGGATTCACTCACTCACAACGATTCCTTGGGCGCTGATTGCATTGTCGCCAGAATTTTACTGAGGCAATGGTTTTATAACGCGCCGCAAAAAAAGAAGAGCACGGGGGCAAGGCGAGCAGGAACCGGATCATCCGTTGCAGCCGCGCCAATAACGCCAGCCGAGCAGATGCGGGATCACCTTGGGGCTTATGAATTGTGGGATAAGGATGCCGATGACTTTGTTGGCGACAAGGGAATTTTAACAGATGAAGGCGTGTTCCAAACGGTAAGGGTTTTACCACAAGCAATTGAGCATGCTTTGGTCAATGACGTCACTGTTGATGAAGCCTTTGCTGACTATCGCGAGGCAAGGGATGAAGGTTTACTAGCGGGCGCAGGATGGGATATTTCAAGCCCCTCAACGGAAAATGAATCAGATAAATCAAGCGATAATCCGCTAACGCTGAATGATTTTACATTTTGATGATCCAACCCACCATATCGGTATCCGGCTTTGACTTTGATTTAGTCGAATCGTACAAAATCGCGGCGCATCTTGGGAAATCCCGCGTGGCGCGTTTGACGCTTCCCAATCCGACCGGGCAGATTACCGATTTGGCTATAGCCAGCACTTCATTGACGTTTTCCTTGGATTACGGGCCTTCGCAGGATTTGATTTTCAGCGGAAAAATCTACGAGCCTAAATATCCGCAACGGAAGCAGGTTGAATTGCTTTGCTACTGCGATTTTCGCAAACTGCAAATCGAGAAATTTACCCTCACGCTGATCAATCAATATCCGAGCGACATGCTCAGTTATTTTGTGGGTAAAAAACTCGGCCTGGATGTGACCGGCATTGAAATTTACAACACGATGCTGGACCGCCTGCCTTTGAATGAGATGACCGTGATTGATGCCTTGCGCTTTATCCATCGGCGGATGGCTCTATCGCATGATTATTGGATGGACACCGATGGAGTATTTCACTGGCAGGAACGTAACACCGATCAGGACGCCGTTCATGCTTTTGAGATTGGCTACGATGCGGATAATTTCGACCGCGACAATGGAACCTTCACCACCGAGGCGATCACGTTGGATTTGTGCGACATCGTGACGGTGATCGATGAAGATGACGACGAATACACCTGCTTTATTACCGGCCTGGAATGGTCTGATACCGATGATGGTAGCGAAATAAAAGTGTTTTTCGATGAGGTTACGGCATGAGCAACAGCTTTGCCGATGCGTTGAAAAGGGCAATTGAGGCGGTTGGGCCTGACTTGCGACATATTTTATTGCAGCCCGTGACTGGATACGTTGATGGGTACGGCGAACAAGAATTTACGGTCAATGTCCGAGTCGAGAAAGAACAGAAAGAGGGCGAGCCGTTTAAAGAGCATTGGATGATTCCGAATGTCCCGGTGAATTCTTTGGCGGGCGGCGATGGTTGGGGAGTTTTTGTTACTCCCGAATTGGAATCTGAGGTGACAGTTTCTTTCAAGAATGGAGACATTACCGACCCGCGAATCAGCGGTGCTGAATTTTTGAATAACCGGCCACCCATCGGCGGGCGCATTGGTAGTTTCACCATCATGGATCATTCCGGCCAGCGGTTCTCGTTGCGTCCCGATTCAGGCGAAGTGATTTTCCAGGCATACAACAAAGCCGATGAAACGGCGGGCGGCAGAACTGAAGCGACAGGCGGCCAGAAACGCACTGAGGTTCAAGGGCATTTGACTGAAACGACAGGCGGGCAAGCTACCAAGACATTTGAAATGAATCTAACAGAGGCCGTGCGGGGCGCGTTGTCTCGCACTTATGGCGATGCTGATGATCCCGATCATGAGGAATTCACCGATTATACCGATGCAAACAGCGACATTTGGCAACGAGCGGAGATTACTTCAGGCAAGAAAATGGAAAAGGTATCGGGTTTGCGGTCGGTCAAGGTGGCCTCAGACCAGTCGCATGTGATCGGCGGCGATGATGTAAAGACCGTTGCGAAAAATGTCAAGAAAATCATCGGCGGGAGAAACCAAATTTTGGCGGCTGGACTTCGGTCCGATGGGGTGGTTCCAGTACCGTTTATTTGCCATGAACTGAATAGCCCACCGCTCGGCATTAATGTTTGGGGCGGCTCTTATATACCCGGCGTATCGGCACCGATGATTAACGGGGCTTTACTAAAAGCGGCCATTGATGCCCATAGACTAGGAATCCATGCCGCCATGACAGCACTCGCCGGTAAATTTTCAGGCCCCAATCCGGTAATTGGAAGCGACTTAGCAACAGCCCTGGAAGGCTACAACCTTGTTGTTGCGGGGCTCGATGGCGTATTGGCAACGGCCGTTTTTACGGCCATATCAGTCCGTCAATTTTTTGGGTATCCATAATGAACGAATGGAAAAAACCAGATTTCAAAAAGCTGCTTGATCCCTTGAGGCAGGTATCCAAGGGGCTCGGTGAAATTATCGATAAGGAAGAAAAGACAATCGAAAGGCGGATTACCGCAATGGCCGAAGCGGCGAAAGGCAGCGACAAATGAGCGGTTGGGCACAATTCAATGCCGCAAATCTTTTCCCGGCTGCTACCCAAGCTGTATTGACCGCTACGGGGAATGTAGCCGATGCGACAGGACAGGTGCTTGATGTTCTCGCTACCGCCTTGGAAACGCTTTCGAGCCTGATAATCGACATCGATGATCCAATCAGACCTGCCATCGATTTGGCGATACAAAACCTAAAAGCCCTTGTAACGAATGTCGAAAATACCGGCGTTTATCTTTATTACGACACCACGGGCTTGCCGTTCTACAAATTGCGTTCTTTTGATCAAGACGAGCATGCACGGGCGATGAACATTGACGAATCCGAAACGGCGCGGCGTCAAGCGGCATCGGCAGCGGGAACGCCCTACACCTTCCCGGAATTGGCCCTTGAACCTCATTTGCTTTTCGGTTGGACCGGGTGGTGCAAGCGATTTATGGATTCGCTGGATGATCCCGGCGACGACAACAAGCCGGATTTGGCGGACGGGTCAGCCTTGACGGCCCTTTTATTTGTTGCCGGAACGCCATCGCTTGACGATTTACCGGCGTTGCTTGGCGCTCTCGGCCAACTGTTTTCGATCAAAAAATTCAACGATCTTTTGGGGCGTCTTGTAAATGACGTGCTGAAAATAGACGCCACGGCGGGCGATAATCATCTGACCATTTCCGATCCGACGAAAGCTTTTACGGTTGATCGATTCTGCATGGTCGGAAACCTGGGAACGGATTGGCCGGAATTTGTAACGCCAAAAAGCATTGACCGGTCAACCGGCGAATTTACCCTCTATGAGCCTTTGAAAAACAATTGGAGCGCGGGCGATCCGATTATTATGTGCGGCATCGATCCACAGCCACACCCGGCCAGCATCGAACCCGATTGGCGGGCATGTCAATTGAAAGACTTCGATCCGGTTAGAAAAATCACCCGCGTCATCCGAAAATTGATCGGCCTAATGGAGTTGGCCCCGCAAATGAGCGACATGCTTCAGGAGCTTGCCGACCTGCTTTCCGAAAAAGCGGCTCAGTTGATAGCCCTGAAGGAACAGATAGAAGCTCTGATTGAACTGATTGAATTGATTTTGACGGTATCGGGGCTTTACGTCCTGCAAATCAATTCAACGACAGGAATTCAGGGGCTAAAAGATGAACTTGAACATTTCGACCGACCGCCCGACTTGCCGGATGAATCGCACATCATCGGCGTTTGCATGCTTGGCGCAACTGCCGACATGGGCGCGGTCGCTACGTTATTTGGAGTAACATAATGCTGGCAAAATCCATCGATGACATCATTGCCGATCTGCAAACCAAATGGGCTCAGGCCAATATTACAAATTTCAACAATGGCGGTATCGCCCAAACGATGCTTGAGGGCATTGCGGACGTTGGACAAGACCTCTACTCCTTTGCAATCCAGGCATCCCTACAGGGCAACGCCAGCACCGCTACAGGCGACTTTCTCAAAGCCAAGGCTATGGATAGGCTGGTGGTGAAGAACGAGGGCGAGAAGGCAGTCAGGAAGGTCAATGTCACGAGGAATAGCACGTCTGGAAATCTCACCATCACGAAAGATTCAATTCTTCAATCGGGCGAAGATTCAAGCGGTAGCCGTTATCGGTTTTTCGTGGATCAGGATTACACCCTTCTTGACGGCGAATCGGAAATTGAGATTTTAGCCACCGCTGAGGCAATCGGGACCGCCTACAACTTACCCGCCGATACGGTGGTTTATTGGGGATCGGCTGTTTCGGGCATTGATGAAATTGAAGATGACCTTGACGACCGGATTTATTCCGAAGGCAGCAACGAGGACAGCGCCGCCCGTCTTTATCGCCGTTTCATGCTGGCTTGGGATGCTCTGACAACCGGCAGCACGGCAAGCGCTTACCTCGGATGGTGCCTGGCTGATAGTCGGGTCGCGCAAGCCTGGATCGATTTCAACGGGCCAAGGGGTGAAGGAACGATTGATATTTACGTGGTCGGAACGGCCGGCAGCCCCTCGGTCGCACTCTTGCAGGCTTTGCGGGATGACATTATCGGCACGTCACCTGATTATGCCGATGGGAAACGACCCGCTGGCGATGATGTATGGATACACGGCCCGGCAGAACAGGCAGTTGCAATCACGGCAACGGTGCAAGTTTACACCGGCACGAATACCACCACGTTGGACGTTGAACTAAAAGCCGTCCTGACTGCTTATTTCTTGTCTACCGGTGATGAGCTTTATGAATGGTTGCGGCCTTTGGCAGTCGGTAGAAATGTGGTGTTCAACCAATTGACTGAAATCGTCATGCGCCCCGATGGCGTTTATGATGTCGATTTCACCGCCCCCACTGCCGATGTGGCTATTGCTCAAGGTGTCTTGCCGACGCTCGGAACCGTAACGCTCACTTATGAAGAGGTATCGGCCTAATGGCGACTCTGGACCTCACAACCAATAAATACACGGCCATTCCCGGACCGGATGCCGCCGATATCGTGACACTTCCGGGAAGTGAACGGTTGAACTTTCATCAAAGCGCCAACGTGATTGCCGATTGGCCTTTGATTACATGGCCTTTCTGCCCCGAGCTTCAAGCTTTATCATCTGGCCCCGATAGAATTGTTCAATTCGTTTTCAACCAGCCATTGACAAATAAGGTGTCGGTGGAAGCGATTCTACATTCACATTCCGGCTTATCATTGACCGAATACTTTCGTGCCGGTTTCGAATTGATCGGCGCCCGACGGCTTTCAACTTTCCGTTATTTCGGCGGGATAAACCTTTACAGCGACGGCATCTTGCTGGATTATCAATTGCTTGCGGCAGCGGGTGGAACCACCGGCCTGCAATACGATTCTGTCAGCCCGGCCCCCTCGTTGCCAATTCGCCTTTGGCTGGAAAAGTACAACCAGACTTTGACCTACGGTTACTATTCAGGATCAACGAAGGTGCAATTGCTCAAAGTCACCATGCCCGATGTTTATTATTATCTTTCTTTCATCACCATCACCAAAACGAGTGACGCGGTTGAATCGGATGTTGTTTTCGAGTTGGTAAAATTCGA